TTTATCCGTGGTGTCATGCGTGCATAGGATATGCCCCTGAGGCTTCCATATTTCGCTTCTAACGAGCGATCGTGCTGATAGGGTGGGTTGGGTTAGGGGGTGTGGAATGAAGGTCTTAGAATCAAAAAAGTAAATAACACATTTTCGTGCGTTAATAGATATTACTTTCCTTTACTTTTCTTTTCTTTACTTTACTTTACTTTACTGCTACCCCAATGCTACAGCAATGCCATAGCAATGCTCTAGCAATGCTACAGCAATGCTACAAAATTATTATAAGCTATTGCGTATTTGATTATTAATTCATATAATTTGATTATAGATTCACACAAACACATGAAATATGCCTAATTACGAAACATTCGGAGAGCGCTTGTCTTTCTTGATTCGACTAACAGATAACACACAGAGAGAGTTAGCTAACTTTATTGGCGTTGATGATGGTCTCATATCGCTTTATGCAAACGGTAAAGTTGTGCCAAGTGCAAATAGAGTTACAGAAATATGCAACGCACTTGATCTTACTAATGACCAAATAGCTTATCTTATTGTCGGATTAAGAAATCAACTATGAACATCACAGTACTCACACCTACGATTGGCACTACTGACCTTGAGCGATGCGTAAACAGTGTATCGACTCAGACAATAAACAAAAAACATAGCGTGCGTCACTTAGTTGTTGCAGATGGTAAGCAATATCTTGCCGATGCAACCAAATACGCAATGAAGGGATGGCAGGGCGAAGGACTTACGCCTCGTATTTACGCTATACCAGACAATACTGGTGCGAACGGCTGGAATGGTCACAAGATCTACGCACACTTTGCACAGCTAATAGATTGCGATTACTTGTTCTTATTGGATGAAGACAATACTTTCCAACCCGATCACATTGAAACACTTTTGCCAATAGCCGAAAAGCATGGATTTGCTTGGTCTATGCGTAACATCTATACTAAATCAAATGAGTATTTAGGGATTGACCGTGTTGAATCTATAGGATTGCATCTTAACGCTAATGGATATGCATTAGTTGATACGTCTTGCTGGTGTTTACGCAAGGATAACATAAATATGTTGCGCTATTTCCTTGAGCCCTGGAGCGGTGATCGTACATTCACAAAGGCAATGATTGAGGCGCATAACGGGATTCAGCAAGGGAAAAGCGATTTAGCTACGCTTAATTACTACGCACCTGATCGATTAATAGATTATTTCAAATCTATTAATAGTAATTTTAGGGAAAATATAAGTTTTAGATAATAAAATTATTTGCGTTTTATGAAGCCAATTATTCTTTCGCCCTACATGGCAAACGTTAACCCTTCTGTAAAACAAGCGCAGTTTAGGGTGATGAATAAAATATGCACAGAGATACCATTCCATCAGATACTTACAACAAAACCACATGGCGAGACATTAGACAACCTTGCACGCTCGTGTATGGCTAAGGGTTACGATACGGTTATGTTCATGGATATTGATGCTATACCGTTATCAAACTACGCTATTATGCACACATTGCACAAAGCACAACGTGGACACCTTATTGGCAACATCCAGCGGTCTAATCATATACAGAACGACCAACATTTATTTGTTGCACCATCTTTTATGGCTATGCAACTGAATTACTGGACTTGGGCAGGGCAACCATCGTTTTCAGAGACAGCTCGTGGAGATGTAGCTGAAGAGGTTACTTACGCATGGGAAGAAAAAGGATGGCCGATGGAGATGTTTATGCCTAAAGAATTTGAGCAAGCGCCAATTGAAGCACCACATTGGAACCTCAAAGATGGGATGCCTGTGTATGGATGCGGTACAACCTTTGCACTTGGCATGACGGATATATCTTATCACGCATTTCAGATTAGAACAGGCAATATGGTGGAGCGATTTTTAAGTAAATGTGATAAGATTTTGGCAGAAAATTAAAATTATTTTTGCTTTTATTGTATTTATTGTATATAGGTTCGTACCTTTCAACGAACTATTCATCAAGGAGCCTATATGCCAAGTACTTTATTGTCCAATTATCACATTGCATTTGAAGTAACGCCAAGCGATACTGCAAATCTAGAATCTCCAGCAGCCATGTTGTACGTTGGCACTGGTGGAAACCTGAATATAACCCTAAGTGGTCAGGATCAAACCCCTGTGATATTGAAGAATGTAGCCAATGGCACATTTTTTGAAGCGAGTGTATTAGCTGTATCAGATACAGGTACAACAGCTTCAAACATCGTAGCATTCTTGTAATGCCATACGAAGTCGTAAAAAAACCATGCACAATGGCTTCTGGCAAAAGAGGCCAAGCCGTTATTTATAAACTTACTGATAGCGGTAAAGAATATGTTTCGTGCCAAGTAAGCGAGCAGGTAGCATATTCTGTTATATCGCAAATAGAGGCATCAGAAAAAGCCGAGAAACATCTTTCTCGTATTACTGAACAAGTTCAAAGCCAATAGTGGAATCTACAACATTACAAAAGCAAGTCGAGTACATTCTTGCTCCGTTTCAAGATGATTTCGTGAACGGAAGTGCACAGAACTTGGCTATTGTAGCTGGTAAAGGTAGCGGAAAAACCTTTGCTGGGGCTTGTTTTGTAATGGCACAGATAGCTGAACAGCCCAATGAGCAGGGTCTTATTATGCTCAACACCTTGCAGCAAACAAGGGACATCTTTGTTCAGGATGTGGAAAGAATGCTGAAAGAACTTGGTTGGCCATACCATTTTAACCAGCAAACAATGGTTTTAAGGGTATTTGATAGCGTAATCCACCTTAGAAGTGCTGAAATTACAGCTATTGAGAAAATTGAATCGGTACAATACGCATGGGGATGGGCTGATGAAGCATCGTTTTACGAGCCAAAAGCGCTAGAAACATTTCATTCACGTATTCGTAAAGGCAAAGCAAAGCGTAGAATAACGTCCATGCCTTCCGAACCAGATGCTTTTTTGTACGGTTTTTTGGAGCGTGCAGAGTATAAAATGTATGAATTAGGGCTAAAAGATAACCCTGATCGCAAATTTGCTGAAGAATACGAAAAAACACTACGTGCAACCTATTCTGGTGCACAGTTAGAACGATTTCTTAGCGGTAAAAGGGTATCACTACAGGGTACTGGTATCTTTGCCGTAGATAACGAACAACAAAGAGAAGATATAAAGATCAATCCTGATGATGACATCATGTTGTCATGGGACTTTAACGTAGAATACCGTGCTGTTAGCGCTTGGCAGGTTATAGGTAAGCACGAGACTGGCAATGATATAGTCGGCTGCGTACATAGCTGGCAAATGCGTGAGGCAACCGTCTATGAAGATGCAGTTGTTATAGCCAATGAGCTAAAGGGAATGAATGGTCGCATATTCCTTAATGGTGATGCTAGTGGCGAATCACGTACTGCTGCTGTGTCAATGTCAATGTGGCAGACAGTAAAGAGGGTTTTTATCGACATACTTGGTTATGATAAACTTAGGTATATTGTACCACCAAGTAATCCAAACGTAAAAGATACTATATTGTGTGTCAACTGGGCTTTAAGAAGTGGCTTAGTATATTTTAACAAAGCAGAACGCAATGTTTTCGCATCATTAGCATCTTGTAGAGCTGATAGATACGGTGATATTGACAAAGCTGGTGACTACAGACAAAGTGGAGGAGCAAGATCGCACGAAGCGGACACAGCTCGTTATGCACTTTGGTATTATTTCAACAAGGTATATCCAGGAAGATCAAGAGTTACAATTTTATGAGCCTAATTGACAACATAAAGAGCGTTTTTGGTGCAGAAAAGAAATCTGCTCAAGAACTACCATCAAAATTATGGAAAGCAATGATTTGGGCTGGTGGATGGGAGAACTTCTCTCGTTGGCCTAAAGAAAAGCTAATTACACAGGCTTACGAGCGTAATCCTGCCTTCTATAGTGCTTGTAATATCATCGCTCAGACAGTGGCTGATATTCCTGTCTATGTGGATGCCAAAAAGAATGGTCGAATTGTGCAAACCAACGACCATCCCATCCTAAAAACAATGGAATTAACAGAGTCAAGAACAGAATTTATCGAGAGACTGACTCTTTACTTGGTGGTTACTGGCGAATCTTATGCTCAAGTAACATACACTAAACGAGGTAAAAAACGTCCTCTTGGTCTTATTATTGTGCCATCACAGTTTATGAATCCTATTATGGGCGATTACATACAGCCTATAAAGGGTTTTAGATACGTAGAAAGCGGTCAAGTTGATTTTGGCACGGATGAAATCATATTTATACGCAAGCCATCGCTGTCAGAATACTGGCATGGCATGAGCTCGGGCGTTCCAACAGCAGAGCTTGTGGATCTTTTTAACGCTGGCGTTACGTGGAACAAGAACATTGCCCTTGCTGGTGGTGTACCCCCTGTTATTGCCACATCTCCATCAATGCTTCCAGAAGAACAGCAAGAAGCCAAAGACAAATGGAGATCACAGCGTGGTGCTAACAATGCACACGAACTTACGATTGTATCTGGCAACTTAAAGATAGAGAGAATTGACGTTGCGCCTCACGATGCAGAGTGGGAAAAGGCTATCCTTACCGCTATGCGTATGATTCTTATGTCGTTTGGCGTTTCATCAGAACTTCTTAACGATGCTGGAAATAAAACGTACTCAAATTATCGGGAAGCTCGTAAAGCCCTGTATATGGAAGCCTCTATACCGATGGCAAGAAAGATATACGGAGCAATAACCAAGCAATTATCAAAGTATTACGAAGATTCCCCGATTATACGCCTTGATGTTGATAGAATCGAGTCAATACAAGAAGACAGAGGCTTTGCTGCCGAAAGATTAACAAGAATGGTTGATGCTGGTATCATAACCCCTAACGAAGCTCGTGAAGAACTTGGTTATTCAAGAAAAGATGGTGGAGACGTTCTTCGCAGATACCTATCAACACCAAGAACTGAACAACCCAATGCAGGAGAGGAAAATGAATAATTTCGATAATGTTTATAACAGTCTGAAAGCTGTTATCGCAACCATTGAAGAAAAGATGGTTGATATTGAAGCCACTAAGCAAGAGGAAGTTGCTCCTGCTGAAATGATGGAAACCGAAGAAACAGAACGCAGACTACAGGTAGGAGATATGGTATCTTTTACCCATGAAGGCGAAATGTATAAAGGCGCTATTGAGTACGCAAGTGACGACTCTACGCTTTATACTGTTCGTGTTTATGCAGAATCTAATGGCAGATATGAAGCTACAGACATTCTTTACGATGTTCCTGTTGACTCCGACATAGCCATGCTCGTTGACGAGGGATTTGCAAAAGGATTATTTGTATCGTTTAATACCAAAGATGGACTTACTACTGGCGTTATCACAAACGTACTCGAAGAAGAGTTAATGGTAGAAGTTATAGATGAATACGCAGGCGAAAGTGTATTGACAGGCGTTGAAGTTACCCACCCTAAAAGTGCATTTACCATTATTGCTCCTATCGAAGTAAAAGATAGAGATCGCAAGATTTTGGCTAAAATTAAAGAAGCCAAAATGGATATTATGGAAAATGAATCTGGTACTATTGGTATCATCGAGGGATTGGCATCTACTTATGGAAATACAGACCTTGGCGGAGATATTGTTCGCAAAGGTGCTTTTACTCAGACTTTGAATCATAAATCAGGCAAAGTATTACTTTTGTTTGACCATGGGTATAAAACAAAAGATATTGCTGGCGTAGCCTACCTTACTGATTCCGAAAAAGGCTTGATGCTAAAAGGAGAGATGCCATTGGTAGACCCCGAAGTAAAATCCCAATATGAGAAGTTAAAGTTTGTACTTGACAGGGGCGTTCCAATGGGTCTCTCCATTGGCTACAACACAAAAGCAAAAAATATGCTTGCGGATGGACGTAGAGAATTGCTTGAATTATCGCTTGAAGAAGTATCTATTACGCCATTTCCAATGAATACCGAAGCACAAATTACGGCTGCAAAAAGTAGACGTTTGATTTTTGCTACAAAATCATTACTTTGGTCGCAGTTGGATGCGCCTATAGGCAATCCACAAGATTGAGGCGGATAGTTTTCCACTTGTTCTTGAAACATTAACAAAAACTAAACCCTTTAATAAGATGAACCCCATCGAAATTAAAGCGGAATTAGAATCTTTAGTTGGTGAACTTAAGAACTATGTGGACTCATCCACAGGATCTCTTGAAGTAAAGAGCGAAGATTCATTCCGCAATATTAACGAGCGCTTCGATTACCTTGAAAGCGTAATGGAAGCTCGTAAGTCTAACGAGGTTACTGCTCTTGACGAGAATGACCACGTAAAGACTTTCAAAAACGCATTTTCTTTGTTCGTAAAAGGACAAGGCTATCGTAACGAAGTATCTAAAGCTGTAGAAGTAAAAGCTGGATACCATGACCGTGAAGTAAAAAGCGACAACTTAGTACGTTTTGACTTTGCTGCTTCTGGTGCTCTTCTTCTTCCTGCTGCTATTAGCAACGAAATCATCAAGAACGTAGTAGAAGCAACCCCAGTTATGGGTCTTGCTCGTGTAACGCCTACCAACCGTGCTGACTACAAACGTCGTGTACGTACAAGCACCCCTGGTGGTCGCTGGTTAGCTGAAGAAGCTACAAACACCAAAACCAAGCCTACCTACGGTGAGATCTCTATCCCACCACAAAAATGGGCTGCTCAATACGGATGGTCAATCGAGAACGAGCAGGACTCTGCTTACAATCTCGTAAACGAACTTGTGCAGGCATACTCAGAGGATTTCTCTGCTGACTTCGGTTCTGCATTCGTAAATGGTAACGGTGTTGGCAAGCCTCGTGGTCTTGTTGGCAACGTAACTAGCTTTAATAGCGGTGGTCTAGCCTTGACAACTGATATGCTTATCCAAATGCAAGCACAGTTAAAAGAGCCATACCACGCAAACGCTTCATGGTTGTTTGACCGTTACACACGTGCATACGTGCGTTCATTGGTTCTTTCTTCAACCAACGGATTGCAGTACACTTGGGAGCCTGACTTCACAAGACGTAGTGCTACCTTGCTTCTTGGCGCTCCAGTAGCCCTTTCACGTCCTGGCGATCTTGCTGGTCGTGTAAGTGGTAACTTTACTGCTGCTCAAGTACCTATCGTTTACGGTGACTTCTCACAAGGTTACGAAGTAACTATGCACACCGATATGTACATGATTGATGACCCATACACAGAGGCTTCTTCTTTTGTGCGCAATATGCACATCATGAGCCGTGTAGGTGGTAACGTAATCAAAGACGAGGCTCTCGTTCAATTAACCATCACTAACTCTTAATAGAAAGGGAATTGAACAATGGCATCATTTGACTTAGGTAATGTAATCAAGGGCGCTGCTGCTCTTGTGCCACAAACTGCTGGCGTTGCTAACATTAACAGTGTTGCAGTAGATCTTCAGGGCTACGAGAGCGTTGCTTTCGTTGCAACTGTTGGTTCTGGTAACACCAATGCTACTATCAACGCAGTTATGGCTTTCTACGAAAGCGATGACGATACTCGTGCTAATGCAACTGCATTGTCTGCATCACGCATTATCGAAAACCCAACCCTCAACGCTGCTAACACTACGTTCACGGCTTCTGTCGTGCCTACTAAGCGTTACGCTTTTGTTGAACTTGATCCTGCTGCTACTTTCGGTTCTGCCGTAAGTATCACAGCCATCTTGGGTAATCCACACGAAGCTCCAACAGCTTAACATAAAAAGGGGGTACTCCCTAGGGGTACCCCCTTTCTTATCCAAATCCTATGCAAGTTATATTTAACAAAACGGTTGATCTATCCTTTAACGGATGTGATACAAAGACTTACGAGTCTGGTGTTGTATATAATATCGAGCACCCACAAGAAAGAGTTGCATTCAATCTTGCTATTGAAGAGGGTTATGCAAAAAAATACGATCCAGATGTAGACAACAGACCTACACCACAAGAGACAAAAGTAGCTCAACCAAGATCAGGTAAAGCAAAACAATGAGAGCTTATTCATCATCGACAGACGATCTTTTTGGCAGACAGTTTGACTCGCTATCTGGCGTTCCAAACTCTTCCATATATCCAAACCAAACGATTATTGTACCAAACACAATAAGCGAGCTTACTGCTGTTTCTTTGGAAGAAGCAAAAGCTATTCTACCTGTCTTTGATAATAACTCAGATGGCTTTATTACCAGCCTTATACGTGCCGTAGAAGAGCAAGTAGGTCGTTACATAAAGATTGATCTTACAAAAAGACAACGCACATCATACTGGAAGAATCCATTTCCAAAACTACGATTATCATTCGGCCCTCACGGAACTATTACACAGGTGCAGACAAGAGATAGATTTGGCACATCAACCAATCTAACTGCTGGCACTAATTATTTAGTTTACGGACTCGAATACAAAGATATTGAGATAACAAGCAGCCCTGCGCCTATTGACACCGTTTATGTAACCTATTGGAGTGGTTACGAAGATGGCGAGTGTCCAGAGGCAATTAAAATGGCTTGCATACAAGAACTAAATTTCCAATACAAAAACAGACAAGATGCAAATCAGCCTTCCATTGCAATTATCAATGGTCTTACTGCTGAGTCAAGAATGCTTCTTGAAACATACATTAGGAGAACATAATGAAAGGCATTGTAAAAGAGGATATTCATATTGCCTTAGATGGTATTCACGTTCTTAAATACAAAGAAGGCGATATCATTGAGGCAAAAAGCGAGTTTGAGAAAGCATACCTACAAGGTCTTATTATGAACGAGAAGGTAGAGCCAATCAAAATCAACCAAGCAAAAACTACAGAAGCTCCTAAAACAGAAGAGTAATGCTTAGTCTAGGCGTTCAAGCTGCGAATTTAATCAATAAGAGGTTCTCCAAAGTCGTTACAGACGCTGGACAGCCATTCCTATTGGATATATTCAAAAGAATGAACGAGCTTACTAAAGCTGGTAAAAGTTTTGATGGTCTTAAATACGAATCTCGTTATGGATCTTTTCAGACCAAAACAAGAAAGCAAGGCGGATATCAAACAAACTATGTAGATTTGCGAATGGGTCGCAGAAGGATTGAATATCACGAATTTTCTGCACCATCAACAAAATATGCAGAAATTGGCTTTCAGGATGATGGCAATATATTCTACGAGCATCAGTACGGAAAGGTGCTAAATGGTAGAAACATACCTGTTTATAGAGAAATATTTCCTAAGTATTGGATTAATGTTCCAGAAGACATTAAGAAGTCGCTAATGAAAAGAATTGGCAACATAATGAACGGACGCAATGCCTAAAAATAGCCGTAATATCATCCTTACAATCATGCAAAGCATGAAGACGTATGTGAATGACCGTACGGTTCTTTTCGAGCCTTACAGGGCAAATTTGAGCGACTTAGAGTCTTCTCGTAAAGATATTACTCGTGCTCGTATTGGTATTTATGAGCAAACAGAACTTACTACTGATCGAGTCGATGCTCGATATGCGAATTTATCCACGGTAACTTATGGCGTAGACATAAGCGTAAAAAGAGCTTATATCAATGATGACGCTTCTCGTGGAGAACTACCTTTGCTTGACCTAAAAGACAAAATTATCGACTGGGCTTCGCAGATTGATGCAGGGGCTGTAACCGATAATCGCATATTTACATTTAGCTATGCTGGATCTAACTCAATAGTTAGAAACGACATATTTGTGACTATGACATTAAACTTTACGGCAATCAAAGATCTATCAACAACCCAAACATAAAAGACAATGGCAATAACAAAACCACTTATTTTTACCAATATCGGTATCGGAGATGCTGATGGTACAAATATAACTTACTATCCCCTGCACGTAAGTGAGTCTGCTACTGTTACCGTTACCCCTACTTCAGATGTTGTAGATAACGGACAAACACTTAATGCATACTATGACTTAGAAGTCCAGGCGATTTCATTCAATACGAATCTGTTCGCAGATACAAGAGTTTATACCAATACTACTGCCGAGCCAACCTATGCTACAATGTTTCTCGTTGGTGCTACAGGCGCTCAAAATCTAAACATTGGTCAATCTCTTATTAGTGCGACTCGTGTTTATGATGGCAACAGAACTGGTATTCAGCTTACTTGCACCAAACGTGCTGTTTCTGACGACACGCTTGTAAATCCTTCCTAACGCATATTAGCCCTAATTATACCTTTTTGGTATATTAGGGCTATATTGCACCTATGGAAAGACAAGCTGATATATTTGTAGCAAAAACGCCAATATGGGTACTGCCTTATACAGAAAAGCGCAAAGAGGAGCTAGAATCCGTGCAAACAAAAATCAAGGAGTATATCGACAAATGCCCTAATATGCTATTTGACGATATGCCTATCCGTGATAAGGCGCAATTCTGGAAAATGAAGGCAGATATTCTATGGCATCCTATGATGCCTTTGTCGTTTTATGAATCAGATGATTTTGAGATAGACTACCTGAAAGACACAGAAGACAACTTCTTTGAGCAGGTAAGGATATCAAATGAAAAGGCAGAAGAGTATTACCTTACAGCAAGAAACTATAGCGGTAATGGCGCTTCAAGCCTAAAGAAGTCAATATGGACAAATAAAATAGGTAGTAGTAGGTATAATTCATTTATACTTGCTAATTTTAACCCTGTAGAAGCAGAAAAGATAATGGATATGAGAGCCGATCAAATTGCTCAGGCTTTTGTGTCCAAAATGTGCTACGAATACACAGAACCACAAACACATAAAAAACGATAAGATGTTTGATAAATACACAACAGTTAATGGCATAAGAGTCAAGCTCAATGCCTATAGCGAATCACGATTCAAATCATTACGAGCAATAAACGAAGAAATTTCAGAATGGATTAATAATAATGGCAATCTCACAATAGCAGATATACCATCTGATCTAAAAGAAAAATGGTGGAAGACTAAAGCTGATATACTTTGGACTTCAGACGTGCCTTATCCAGAAGGGTTTTTTGCAAGCGATGATTTTGAGTCTGGATTGCTCAAAGAAACAGAAGATGCTTTTTTAATCAAGAGACTTTACATCTAAGGAGATAGAGCGTGGCAGATAATACAAGTGGTAATAGCGAAGAATTAAAACTCCGAATAACGCCAGAGCTTGATGATGCTGCGCTCAAAAAAGTACAGGATCAACTTGATGCGATAAAAACTACTACTGCTGTAGGAGGTACTGAAAAAGATACAGGGGCGAGTCGGCAAACTAATGCTATTAAAGAGCAAACTGCTGCGCTTAAAGAAAAAATTGCTGCCCAAAAACTTGATATAGATCAAATAGATCTACGCTTGCGCAAAACAAGAACTGCTGCCAATCAAGAAATAGCTTCTATTAGAGAGCGTGCTGCTGTTGGTAAAATTACCATGGAGCAGATGGATCAACAAATACTTCAGCAACAAAGTATTATTGATACAGCAACCATGCAAGCGGATGTTGCTTATAAAACAGTAGCAACTTCGCTTGAAAATCTTGGTCAAGAATATAGAGATACTGCTGGCGCAGCGCAGATATTAACTACTGCTGAAAAGAAGCTATACTATGCGCAGGGAAGGATGATACATGGAATGGACTCCATGTCTGGATCTATGCAGACAATAGTATCGCAGACCAAAATGGCCAACCTTGCATTTATGAACTTTGGTCGTATAGTGCAAGATGCTCCATTTGGTCTCATTGGTATTGCTAACAACATTGATCCGTTGTTAATGAGCTTTGCCATGTTGTCTAATGAAATGGATGAGACTACGAAAAAAACCAGAGGCACAATGGGGGCATTTAAGGCTATGGGCGCTCAATTATTCGGCCCTGCTGGTCTTATATTTTTGCTTGGATCTGTGTTGCCAAGTGCATTGCTTTTGCTTCAAAATAGACAACAAAAAACAACTGAAGAAAGTAATGCGCTTGCAGAAGCCTTCAAAAGAGTAGCAGATGAATTTGGAAGATTATCTTCGCAAGCGGCTTCTGAAAAAGGTATTGAAATACTTAGAAATGAGTTGAGTATTACAAAAACAGCTCTTGATGAAGCTGTTAAGGGATTAGATGAAACCAATAAACAAATTGCTCTACAAGAGAGCATTTTAAGTAAGTTGTCTTTTATTAATGCTTATAGTAAACAAATAAAAGATATACGCCAGCAAAATGATGAATTAAAAAATAATGCAGAACAACAAAAAGAAGTAGTTAGAATACTTGAGGAAAATCTAAAAGCCAAAGAAACAGAACTAACTACAAGCGAATTAATACAAGAGGTTAGAAGTCGATATAACTTATCAGAATCTCTTTCTCTTAAAGAACAAATTGAATTACAAAAAGAATTAAACGGACTTAGGGCTAATGTATTTGAAATTCTTGGTCAAGATTTTGAAGCTCAAGTATTAAAAGAAACTCAACGCATAAAAGATGCTATTGCTGATGTTTATAAGATTGAAGGTATAAGTATAAAAGAAAAAATTCAGCTTGTATTTAGACTTGAAGACGAACTTGCAAGAGTAGAAGAAAGGGTGCGTGAAAGACAAAAGGATACAAATAAAAAAATAAAAGTAGAAGATGATAGGTTATATAAATCAAGAGAAGAGTTTTTATTAGCATTTAGCGAATTTGTGCAGACTAGTCTTACGAATAGAGTTGATAATGAAAAAGCATCATTAAAAGAAATACTAGATTCAGAATACGCCACAGCAGAAGAAAGAGTGCGTGCTATTGCTGTGTCTAATAGAAATATATTATTACTATTAAAGGATTTTGAAAATCAAGCAACAAAAGCAGATGATGAGTTTGCCCAAAATAGACTTAAAAAATTAAAAGAATCTCAGCCATTACCAGGGCCAACAGAATTTGACACCTTTCTACAAAACAGAGAAGCTATGCTTAATATTGAGCTTGAATATGCTCAATTAACTGGCAACAAGATACTTGAGATTAATAAGCAGAAAGAAATTGATTTACGAAATTTGTTTATTCAGTATCAAAAATTAAATCTTCTTGATACTGAACAATATGCTAATGCTAAAAAAGCAATAGAATTAAATGCCGAAGAAAAAACACGTCAAGCAAAGATGGATTCTCAAACAGAGATATTCCAAGCTATTGGCGAACTTGCTAGTGCTTCTATAGGTATGATATTTGGCGAGAGCAAAAATGCTCAAGTAGCACAGGTTGTTATTGATACCATTATGGGTATTCAAAAAATATGGTCTCAGGCTGGTCTAAATCCAGTTGTGGGTGCATTGGGATCTGCTGCGCTTGCTGCAAAAGGATTAGCAGCTATTAATAAGATCAAATCTACTACAACCAAAAGCTCAAGTATTTCTGCTGGATCAGGAGGGGCAACAACAAGGGAGGTTATGGCAGAAGGCATAGGACCAAGAGCTGGACAAATAATAAATCCATACGGAACAATTATGTCAGCAAATGCACAGCCAACAAATACTTCTATGATGCCAGATATAAGCATAGATGCTCGAGTTGATAGAAGGGGTTTGGCTATAGCCGTGCGTGAGGGTGAACAGGAAATTCGTACACAACAATTCTCATATACATGAACAGGCAAATTACAAACTGCAAGTTTGATGTTTACATTAATACTGGTTCAGGTACTACGCCTATTACTGGCTTTCCAGCTAATCTTCGTGTATTTACTGGTGCGTATACATACAAGCCGTATTACTATACTGGATCTGCCTATGACGAGGCTCTTGATGGCTCGTTAAGATCTCAGCTTGGTGGATATAGATTTGAAGCAATTCTTAACTGGGAAAGATTGCTTGATGCAGAGCCATTAATGAATGTTATCAATAATGCATATACTACTGGTACTGGCGAAGTTGTAATAGACTTTTATCCAGATGCAACAAATGCAACATTTTATGAAACTGTTATAATAACAGACGTATCTTGGCAATCAAGTATTGATGCGACTATGGTAAGGCAACCATTATCTATAAGTCTTATTGGCAAAACGGTTAAACCAACGATTCCAAGTTTTTATATTCTATAATGGCTTTAATTACCTCTAACACAAATTCGCTTTCTGGCAACATAACGATGGACATAGATCTTCCAGGGTCTTCTGTTAATACAGAAGTAATCTCTATGGGAGAAATTAGTTTTGAGTTTGATCTTGTTCCCACAGAAAGCGTAACAACATATGTTGGAGGCATTCCAGGTGCTTGTACTGTACAAATAAGAAACACAATGAGCAATCGTGGATCATTCTATGATGCTGTTGCTGATTATATTGGTGAATATGATGTAACTAAAGCATCTCAAGTACCACAGGCTAACGTTAATATCAAGTTAGTAGATAGATCAAGTCCACAAAATACTTACTATTTCCCGTTTACCCTTAGGTTTCAAGACGTAGAACTTGACGAGAAAAGTGATATTGCTACTCTTAAATTATCTCCAAAGTCAACAAACATAAATATAAATACTTGGATTGACACAAGGCTTCCTTCTGTAATACAATTTCCAAGTATCATTCTGCCATACAACTATGCTGCATTTTCATATTTTGAGAATGAAAATAACACAGTACCAGTTGGCGACTTTATATATGATGTTGTTGCATCATTGGGTGAGTCAAGTGCCATTGAAAACATATACGAAACAGCAACTAACATAGTAATGCTTCCTTCTGTAACAGGAGCCAAATATGGGACTGTTACAGATGTTGTATGCGATGCATTTCCTAGACAATCAAGAATGGCTACTCTTGGTAATGGAAGCGTTATATCGTCATTTATATTTAATGGAACTGGCGATGCCAGTTTTGTGTACGATAAGGATAGAACAGCTATAGAGTTTGTTCAGATGTTTGCAGGAATGGAAGGAGCTATATTTGGCTCTGCATTTAGTGCAAATTTTTACATTAATAGAACAAGCAATACTCGTAACGTAGAAATAAGCAAAGACGAGCTTGTTGAACTTAAATTTGTTAGCGTTCCAAGAGCTTATAATACAATAGCATATACATACCAGCAGACAAATGCGGTGCCATTTGGCGAGATATGGAGTAATGCCAATGTTAATTTTATGGCATGGCCAGATGCGACACAGCAAGCTAAAGTTAGCTTTACGTCTTGGAATCCATTTTTAATTTTTGGATGCTTTGAAGCTGATGCTACGGCACAGTATGGCTATACTTATATCAATAACTCTGGGCCAATAACATCAGATAGGGGAATAATTAATAGCTTTCAAGACGCAATGGCGTCTAAGAGCTTTTCTGCTTTTTCTGGTCCTCTTGGCGTAGGTACATCATATAAAACTGGATTACGTATAGAGTTTGATATTCTTGGTGCAACAAAGCTAAAGCCTTGGGAAACGATTAAGTTTGATTCAACAGTACCAGAAAGGTATCAAGGAAAGCATTTTAGACCAACATCCTTACAGTACGACTTTAAGTCTGATAGAATACGTGGCGTAGCTTATCAAGTAGATACATTCGTTCCTCCAACTACTACAACCACAACATCAACTACCACAACCACAACCGCAGCTCCTACAACGACAACGACAGCTGCGCCTACTACTACCACAACGACAGCAGCGCCTATTACGACTACAACAACGGCTGCGCCTACAACAACCACAACTACGGCTGCGCCTACAACAACAACCACCACAACAACAACAACGACTACAACAACTACTGCAGCACCTATATTTGATTTTCAAATTATTCATGATGGTTCTAATTTTGGCACTCCAACACCATTTAATGATGCAGTATCTGCTTGTGATGGTTCTAATGTTGCAGAAGTATTTAGTTTAAGCTCATCAATATCAATAGGCGTAGATTTATATGAAGACGCTGCATTAACAATACCAATACCTGTTGGATATTACTCTTATTCAGGTAATTATATTGAAATTAATCCTGCTGGTAATGTAAGTGATTATGATACTTGTCCTGTAATACCTACAACAACCACAACAGTGTTACCTGTTTATGCTTTTGAGATATTTGGGTCTGCATATGCTGAAGGGTTTACAGATGATATTCTTGCTTGTACAGAAACAAGCCCTGTTCCATTTAATGTTTATAGCTATAGTAGTGTTTTACAGAATGGTACAGTTTTGTATACGGATAGTTCATATCCATTAATAAATAAATTAAGTCCGCAGGATGAGTTTTTTACATACATACAGCCTGCTACAACGACAACTACGTCCACAACAACCACCACAACAGGATCTCCTACTACTACTACTACTACTACTACTGGGGCTCCTACAACATCAACAACATCCACAACTACAACAACTGCTGCTCCAAGCAAGTATTCATTTAGAGTTGTTGGCAATGGATCTGGAACGGTAAGTTTATATGATATTTGCCCTGCAACAACAACTACTACATCAACAACAACACTAGCACCTGTTCAATATACTATTTTACATGACGGTTCTCAGGATGGCATTCCAACACCTTGGTCAACAGAACAAGATGCCTGTGCTGGTAGATATGCAGCTTTTTCAACATCTGCATATGGTACTGGTGGAATAGTAGCAGGGCAAGCATTATTCAGGGAAATAACACTTGTAAATGCACTTGCGGATGGTTTTTATGTATATGATATTAATATCATAGAAATAGCTGGTGGTTCTGGAATTATTTCTACAATAGATTTAATTAGTTCGGTTTGTCCAACAACTACAACAACTACAACAAGCACTAGTACTACAACGACTCTTGCCCCAATATACATTGGTGTGGATCAAGATGCAGTATGCGTTACTAAAGCAGATCAAATATCATTATCATTT